TACAAACTCATTACGCTCCTTTAGAACCGTACATTCCACGCCAGTCACTAAAGCCGAAAGAATATCTCTCTCTAGCTTTGTATCTTACGTTTCCTGTTTCGAAATCACCTTCCATGCCTGTTGACATAGGGGATCTTACGAAATGCTTCATCCCGTTAGGGGCATCAGTTTTAATGAAGAAAGCGTCGGTATCTGTTAGATAATGATTAACAACATATCCATCAGGTAACATACTCATGTTCCTCATAGCGTTAATGTCATTATCACTTGTTCCAACTCTTCCTGGAGTTTTAAGAAGTCTATCAGCGACGAATTGAAGTTGAGGTGGTACAATCAATTTTCTTGCTTGTACATTAATTTTAATACCTCTTTCATCTTTAAACGCTGCGATATCGATCATTGCGTTTTCTAATGAAGTTTCATTCAAGTCTGAGTCAGTGCTAGGTTCGTTAGCTCCATCACCACCTGTAAGAGTAGGATGATCTAGAGCAAATAACTCTTTACCGTCTCCTCCTGGGAAGCTAGAACTAAAACCATTATTTAACACGTTTGCTGCTTTAACTTGCTTTGTGCTTGCCATGGAACGAGCGAGAGCTTTTGTATATCTTGCTGAAAGCGAGTCATAGAGGTTATCCTCTATAGCTTCTTCAGTAAGAGCAAATGCTAATGCTACTGTTTCATGTGAGTAACGAGATGTGTAAGTTTCTTGAGCTGTATCATAAGTTACTGCTGTACCTTCTCCTTTAGTAGGAGCTTGTGCGAAACCAGAAAGCATAACCTCTTCTTCAAAAGCTCTATCTGAGTTTTCTGAATCAAAAATTTCTGCGTGCTCGTTTTCATACCTATCGTATTCAAGACCAAAAAGTGCATTTAGTCCTGGCTCTAGTTCTTTGACTAGTTGTGCTCTATTTATTGCCATTTTATATCACCTTTTAGTTGTTAGCGAAAACGGATGCTGGGAATGAAACATACATTCTTGCATACTGTCCGATTGAATTATCTGGTGTATCTACAAATCCGTGGACTTGAGCAATTCCGCTACTAGTTGTAGCTGTAACTGCTTCTTTAGATCTACCAGTTGAAGTATCACCTGCGGTAGTTGTGATAGTGTTTATTGTTCCGATAGTTGCTTGGGTCGGAGTAGCAGAAGCTTGTGCCGAATAAACAATATCTGGATCAGAATAAACAAATGCTTTCGCATTCGCAGAAGCCAACGTTGCTGTTGAGCCTACCCAATTTTTTGAGAAGACGACAGATCCGTCGGTAGCTTGATATTCTACTCCGTAGAATACGCCAAGTGGGGCACCTGTAGCAGTGCCTTGAATTACTAGACCACTAGCAAGATTAACAACATCACCAGAGAAGATTGCTCCTGTGGTTCCTGATGCTATTTCAAATTCAGAAGGTCTGATAGTTCCACCTGACATATGATATGCTGGAGTAAAACCATTTGGGTCATTTACATTCGCCATTTATTTCACCTTTATTATATTATATGTGTTATAGAGAATAATAATTATTCTCCACCTGTTCCAAACGTAACCTTGCTTGTCCTACTAGGATTACTAATAGGCATGATAGGGTTACTCTCTCGCATAAGATTGTTATCCACAGCTTCCATTTGTTCGTTAGCAAGTCGAGCATAGTATGCTCTTCTTTCTAAAACTGTTTCTTTGGGCATCTTTGCGAGTACTAAGCCACCAACTCCTATAACTCCAGCGTGTTTTCCTTCATCAATCATAGGAGATTCAAATTCAGGATGGTCTTCTGCTCTCACAGGTTCCCAACCTTCACGAATACGTTTTGACATATTCGCTTTATCTTCTTGTCCTACCATTGACTCACGAAGCCATCGATAGATATAGCCCTCTGGTGGGGTGGGTGCGTCCAATAAGGACGGTGGACTCCAAGGTTTTCTTCGAGTTTGAGATTCTCGACCTTCTGCAGATCGGGGAGACCGATCAGTTTCAGTAGTTGTTTTATTATCTACCATATTTTACTCCTTGATATGCTTAGCATATTCTTCTAGTGGCACCCCTAATCTTTTCGCTATCGCTACTTGACTCGGTGTGAGTTTTATAGTTCTACGTGATCGAGCTCTAGTAGTTCCTACACCTTTGCTTGAACCAGCTACATTCTCTTTCACTTCTTTTTGAGTATTCCCTAATTTATG